AGCGCCCTTATACTCAAAATAATATAGATAGATAGATTTATATAAAGGCAGGTCAGCAGTGTTGCGCAACCACGGTGCTCCGGTCGGCCCCGGTCGGTGTTTCATGGCCGAGGTAGGACAACGTCCTACCTGTCCTACCTCATCTGAGACGGATTCTGCCTTCCTCCGAAACCACGTCTCCCGCATTCAAGAGCGCTTCCATCGCGTCGTCAAAGAACATCCGATCTGTTGACCGAACGGCGTTCCGCAGTTTGCCGACAGGCAGCCCAGCCGCGCCCTCCCGCAGCAGCCGCCGCCGGATGGTCTGCGCCACCTTGGGCAGCTTCTCGCGCGAGATTCTGTCTTCGACGATCAGCGTCCGTTCCGCCTCGGCCACCGCCTGGGCCTCGTTGCGCTGGATGTCCTTAGACGACAACTCCCGCTGACAGCGCCCGCGCTGCGCATCCGACACTGCCATGACAGTTCCCGAAAGATCCCAGTCGGCATCTGTTACTCGATGACGCCCTTCGAGAACACCTAATGCGCAGGCGACTTTCGTACGGGTGAGGACGGCGTGGCCGTCGAGTGCTTCCCCCGACCCTCGCAGCCGCGCCAACCGCGCATCCTGGATGGCTCGTACCGCGCATTCGGGTAGGTCGACCACGAAACATTCGGCCCCCGCCGACCGGCCACGGGTCGCCTGTGTCCAATCTGGTGGTTCCCACACCATTGGGGCGGGTTCCTCAGGTGGATTGTCGGGTGCCTCCGGGTCGCCCGCAGGTAACCACACCAAACGTTGCGGGGTGCCGCCATCTGCGTCGTTTAACAGCACCGCAGATCGGGCGGGTTGAATACCGACAATCATGCATAGCCGGTATGCGTGTTCGGGAACAATCATTCGCTTAGCGGAGTCGACGTAGAAAAACCCCAGGGGCTCACCCATTGCCCCTTGACGCAATTGGGACGCAAGAGTGGACGAGTTGCGCTGAACCATTGCTCCCATGGTGTCGATCTCGCCCACGGTCACCAGAGACGCGGCGTTGTAGAGAACCGGGTCCGGCACCGGATCATCCCGGGTAGGTTTCTGCGGGCGCATGAACATGTGCGACAGACCCTCACCCGATCCAACCGGGTTGGTTTTGAATGGCTCACCGTCGATCACGAGTGCATCACGGGCCACTTTTTGCGCAATGTCCTTACCGTCACCGCTGTTCCCGACAATGCCGATGAACATGTTGAGGGACGCGTATCCGCCGATGGTGGGTGGAATCTGTACACGGGGTGGCGTGGCAGCAATTACCCGCGCCAGCGTGGCCCCCAGGACCGCCCACGGGCCTACTCTGCGGGCACGGGCAAATTCGTGGAGATGCTCCAGGACGGGTCGGGTTTTCCAAAACACATCGGGGTGGATCGTTTCCCGTTCGTCGGCGGTTACAGACGTTCGTGTCTCACCGTCGATGTCCTCAGGCGGTGGTTCGTAGCCGCCTTCGACGTCAGCCCAGTCGATGCCTTCGGTTGTCATGCTTCGCCACGCAGCGATGGGGGCGGGCACGGCCAGCCATCGTCTTCGGGCCACCAGTCGTCCGGGTCATCGGTGGGAATGGTGGGGGGGAGTGGCCACCCGCCGGGCATGATGGCGGGCCAGAACCGGCGGGGCGGTGAGGGTCGATGTTTGCGGTGGGTTTCGGCCATGTCCGCCATGCGTTTGGCGACTTGGGCGGCCCGGTAGGCGTTGACGGTTTTCTCGGTGGGGGTCATGGCCATGACCGCACCGATCATGATCCCTTTGCGGGCCCCGGCGATGTACGCCTCGCGGAGCGCGTCGCGTGTTGCGGGTGTATTGCGTTGCGTGTTGTAATTCGTCACGGCGTGGCTCCACTCCTAGCAAGGAAGCGCTGTCACATGCTGTGGATCTTCTAGGGTTGGTGCTGCGCACGCCGAGGTTTCAACCCTCCCCAAGGAAGAAACCTCGATCCCCGCCTTACGGCGCCCCCGCCGTAGGGCGGGGCTCAAGGGGAAGCGCGAACTTCACGATAAGCCTGGTGGTGGTGGATGTCGCCGCCCATGGTTCGGGGGTGGTGGGAAGGTCTTCCGCCCGGGGTGTTGTGGTCCTCGGGGGGTGTGTGATTGGGTGTGTCTCGGCCGGGGTCGGCGGGGAAGCTAACTCGCAGTTGGGGTTTCCGTCGGTACTCGGCCGACCAGAATCATCCTTAGGAAAAGCCCGGGAGCGCAGACATGCCCACCAGACTCCACCAAATTTTGGCGCTCGAGAAGAGTGCAAAGAGCGCAACAGAGGGTGCGATCACCCGCGCCTACCATGACGCACAGAAGGGGGCGTTGTTCATCGGGTTGACCCGCGTGTACAAGCCCCGCGATGAGATGGGTGACCCGCTTCCGTCGGAGCGCAAGGTTGTCCAGATGACCACGGACGAGTTGTTGGCTCGTGCGTCGGCGGCGTGGATTCGGCAGGCCGACTTGGTTGTCACCAAGGACTTGACGAATCAGCGGGCTCAGGCGAACGTCATCATTGACGGGGTTGTCCTACTCGAGCGGGTGCCGGTGACTACTCTGCTGTATCTGGAAAAAATGTTGGTCAACGTGGCGACGATGATCGGCAAGTTGCCGGTACTCGATCCTGAGGTGGACTGGGAACATGGCACGGATGAGGCGACGGGCCTCTACCGGTCGAAGCCTGAGGAAACCTTGCGCACACAGAAGGTGCCCAAGGCGTTCGTCAAGGCGGCGGCGACGGATAAGCACCCGGCCCAGGTCGACACGTTCACCGAAGATGTTGTGGTGGGCACGTGGCAGCGGACTTTGTTCTCTGGGGGATTCCCGGCGGGCCGCAAGGCTCAACTGTTGGCCCGGGTGGAGAGACTGCAAGTGGCGGTTAAGCTGGCCCGTGAGTACGCCAACCAGATCGAGGTGATTCCCGGCAATATCGGGGACACCGTGTTTAACCACCTCCTCGGCCCCTGAGACCCCCGAGGGGGTGTGCAAAGTGGTGCGTTTTCACCTGTACCGAAGCGCACGTCTTGCATACCGCCCCGCCGGTGCGTGTCTGCGCTCCCGGCGGGGCGGCCCGGATTCCCCGCATCCGGTCGTTCCCGGGGCAAGGTTCATCCGGGTGTGGGACTGGGGGTTTCGCCCGCCGTAATTTCGCAGCGATGGGCGAAATCCCCAGAGTTAGAGACTCCCCGCCCTGCGCGTTCATGGCGTATCCCGGCAGACCCCGTTGTGGCCGTGCGGGGCGGGGAACCTTTGTCACCTGTGTACCGACAACCTCCACACGCGGGCGCGGGTGTCAGTAGGTGTGGGTGGTGCTATAGCCACCACCACCCACACCTTCCTAGATTCCCCCGTCTATGACGGGGGTGCGCAAACTCAACTTGAGTCTCATACCTCAATATGCCTCATACATAAGTGCGGAGGTCGCAGGTTCGATCCCTGCCCCCGGCTCTGGTGCAGGACGAATACTTAGCTAGCCAGTTCCTTCGTCCTGCACCTTTATAGAAAGACCCCTCGCCGGGGTAGCTCAGATTGGTTAGAGCACCGCCTGGCACATCCTCAACGTCTCGCATCAAACTCAGCATCGCGTCACACTGCCGTATCGACCGACCATCGGCACCCTTTCCGTGAAGTCCCAGGTTCGAATCCTGGGGGGGCCTCTAACAGTCCAGAGTCTCAGCCTGAGACTCTGGCCCATGGCCCCCTGGCTCAGTTGGCAGAGCGTCACGAACTTGTCACACTGACTGGTGGTCTTAAACGGCGACGGCATGTACATGTGGGCGCAACACGATGAGCACCGGTCTCTAAACCGACACGCTGTCAACAGGACGCCCCGCACCAGGGAAGGTGCGGGGCGTCCGCTTTACCCCCAACTAGGTACGAGGAGGAAACATGCTTGGCCCGCTGTGGGCGAAGTCGTTGCATAGCAACGGCAACGGTGGCAACAACTGTGTTGAAGTTCGGGCGCTCCACCAGCCCGGAGCCGATCCGGTTGTTCAAGTGCGGCACTCAGGTTTTGACCCTACACATCTGGTCCTCACGTTCACCGCCGACGAGTGGTTGGCGTTCATTGATGGTGTTGCAGATGGCGAGTTCAACCTGTAGCGTCGCCCGGACGAGAGAACAGCGCAGCGGTCACAGCATTATGTGGTGACCGCTGCTGTTTTGTCTGTGCGTACTTTTGGGAGGCTGCACGGTCAACCGTGCAGCCTTCGTTCTCTGTGTGTGCCGTACTCTGGCCTCATGGTTGTATTCGTAGCGGTGGTTGCTGTTGGGGCCCACAAGTGATCGAAAACGGACCCCTAAAAGGCAGTAAAACACCCCCAAACGGGCAAAATTTGCCAGTTTTGGGGTCATTTACTGCAATAGGTGCGCCCATCACCCTCGAATTCACCACCACCCCCGACACACCCATTGAAGCGCCACCAGGGCGCATGCAAACCGCCATAGAGGCCGACCTCGCCCGCATGGCAGACCTCGACAAAGGTGTCCGAGGATCACTCGCCGCACTCGTGCGCGAACTAGCCCGCGCTATGGACGCCACCGGCGACGACCAACCCACACCCGCGCAGGTGGGACAACTCGCACAACAACTACGCACGACACTGAACGCACTAGCGAACGTCGGCGGCGACGCGGGCGCCGCCGCGAAATTCTTCGAAATCATGTCCACCGCCGTCCGCTCCCAGGTAGGCGACGATTTCAAACCACAGGCGCGCGCGTCGGTGCCGGTTTCGGGTCTTCCGGATGATGACGAATGAGGAAGACCACACAGTCCGGGAGCGCACCCTCATACGGCACCGCCCGCACACCTTCCAGAAAGACCCTGGGGCCACGCACTGCACAACTCGCCGAACTCCTCGGCAAACCCTTTATGCCATGGCAGCGGTACGTCATGGATGTGGCCCTCGAACTCACCGACGACGGGCTACCCGCCTACCACACCGTTGTTTTGGTTGTTCCACGACAACAGGGCAAGACGGAAATCCTTCTGCCGCTCATGACGCACCGCGCCACCGGATGGGGTAAACCGCAACGCATCCTGTACACCACGCAGACCGCAGCGAAGGCCCGCGAAAAGTGGGAAGACATCCACGTCAAACGACTCTGCGAGTCGCCCCTGTCGCCAATGTTCACCACCCGGCTACGGCTCAACAGTGAGGCGATGATCTGGCAGAACGGAAGCATGTGGTCTCCCGGATCAGCCACCGCAAAAACTGGCGGTACCGGCGATACCCTGAATCTAGGTGTCATAGACGAGGCATGGTCTCGGCCTGACGGGCGTACCGAGATCGGTATGCGCCCTGCCATGCTGACCCAACCCGACCGTCAACTGTGGTTGTGCTCGATGGTCCCAGGTGCGTCCCGCGCCTCCGGGACAGACTCAATGTATCTGCGGCAGAAGATGAGAACAGGTCGGCGCATCGTTGAACAAAACACGACCGCGGGCGTCGCCTACTTCGAATGGTCCGCAGAAGCGGGCCTCGACCCCGGCGACCCGGCCACGTGGTGGTCCTGCATGCCAGCACTTGGGCACACCATCTCCGAGACGAACGTACGCGCCGACTACGACACGATGGATCTCATCGATTTCTGCGCCGAATATTTGGGGTGGTGGCCGCAGGACACCCTGCCAACATGGCAATTCGTCCGAGAAGTGGTGTGGGATGCGTTGTGTGACCCACACTCGCAAATCGCGTCGGGGGTGTCACTTGGCATCGACATTGACCCCGAACGGCGACACGCGGCGATGGGTGTTGCTGGGCGCCGCGCCGACGGACACTGGCATGTTGAGGTCATCGAACCCGGTGGGCAGGTCACCGCCGATGTTGCCGACCTGGATTGGCTACGCCCCCGGGTCCTCGAGTTTGTTGACACACACAAACCCATCGCGGTTGTCCTTGACCCCAAATCGCCTGCACGGTCGTTGCTGACACCTTTGACTGCGGCGGGTGTCACGGTGGAGACACCCAACGGGCTCGAGGTTGCCGCCGCATGTTCACGGTTTTACGACGCTACCGGGCAGGCCGGGGGCGGCCCCGACGGTGCCGATCCGGTACGTGTCCGCCATCTCGGCCAGCGCTCCTTGAACATGGCGCTAGCCACAGCACGTAAGATGACCTCGCCAACCAACGGCACTTTTGTCTACTCCCGCACCGGCAGCGCCGCGAATCTGGCCCCGCTGTATGCGGTGACGATGGCGATGCACGGCTACGAAACAAACGCGCAGACCGATTATGATCTTCTGCAAAGCGTCTACTAAAAAGGAGGCGCGATGCGAGAGACAGTAACAACCGTTCTAGACATCACCGGCCTGATCCTCCTTGCCGCCGGACTTGCCGGATGGCTATGGCAGTGGATTGGCCCTGCCGCTCTCGCCGCCGCGGGCGCGCTCATCATCGTTGCATCGTTGACCGCCCCGCTACGTACAGGCGGCGACAAGTGAGCCTTTGGAGGAGCCCACGTCAATCCCGGGTCGCCGACCTGGCCGCTACCGAGATTGCCCTACGCGGTGGACGTGGGGGTGCCACCACCGGGTCTGTGCATGTCGACGAAGATTCGGCCCTACGCCAGTCCGCGGTGTGGGCGTGTATTCGGCTACGCGCCGACCACGTCAGTACCCTACCCGTAGACACCTTCCGCGACCACGAAGGTATCGCCGTCGAGGTCGCAAAGAAGCCGATCTTTGAAAACCCCGGGGGCAAAACCTGGCCCTGGCACGACTGGGCCTGGGCCAGCCAATCCGACCTAGACCGCACCGGTAACACCGTTGGCATCATCCGCGAAAAGAACGCGATGGGTTTGCCGATGGTCATCGAACTGGCCAACACCCGTAACGTGTCCGTGCGGGTGCAAGCCGTCAACATCGACGGCAATGTTCGGCAGAAAGTCACGTGGCGCATCAACGGCGTTGAGTACAACCCGGTAGACGTGTGGCACGAGCGGCAGTTCCCAGTCTCGGGGATGGTCCTCGGATTGTCCCCTATCGCCTATGCCGCATGGTCCATCGGTGAGGCCATGTCGATGCAACAATTCGCGCTCAAGTGGTTCGGGCAAGGTGGTGTCCCCCGCGCCCGTCTCACCAACACCCAACGCGAAATCAAACCCGAGGTGGCCACTGTCATCAAAGACCGGTGGCGGGCGTCCGTCGAAGGCGGGGACCTGTTCGTCACCGGTAACGACTGGAGCTATGACCTCATCCAAGCCGAACAGGCCGGTATGGAATGGGTCGAAGGCCGCAAGCTGGCGGTACCGGAGATTGCCCGCTACTTCGGTTGCCCCGCCGACATGATCGACGGTGCCGCATCGGGCGGTGGCGGGCAGATCAACTACGCGAACATCACCCAACGGAACTTGCAATTCCTCATCCACCACCTGGGCCCCGCAGTGATCCGCCGCGAACACAACTGGTCCCGTGGCCTACTTCCCCAACCGCAGTACGTCAAACTCAACACGGATGCTTTGCTACGCATGGACCCTGAAACCCGGGAAAAGACGATCCGCTCACAGCTTGAATCAAAGCAGATCACCGTCACCGAGGCCCGCGCGTTGAACAACCGCCCCAAGTACACCAAGGCGCAAGAAGACGAAGTAGAGAAGTACTTCCCCGCCAAAAAGGCCGCGCCAACACCCAAGGCCCCAAAACCCGGTGCACCGGCACCGGGTGAACCGATGGCCCCTACCGAAGACCAGCAGGCCGAACGGAGTGCACGATGACCAGCATCCACCGCAGCCGACTGGCAGACAGGGTCACCCGGACTACCACCCGGGTCATGAACCACCTGCGACAGTTGGCCATCAACGACCCTAGGGGTCTCGACAGGTCCATCGACGATGTCCGTTCGCTACGTCTCGAATGGTTCGAGGTCCGCAACGCCGCCGGGGATCGTGAAGCACCCGCAGAACCCGCCACCATCTTCGTATACGACGAGATCGGCGGGTCTTTCGGCGTCGACGCCGAGGCACTCGTTCACGAAATCCATGACATCACCGCCCCACAGATCAACGTGCGGATCAACTCGCCGGGCGGGTCGGTGTTTGACGCCATCGCTATCTACAACGCGCTCAACCACCACCCCGCACACGTGGTTGTCTGGGTCGATTCCCTCGCAGCCTCTGCGGCGTCGGTCATCGCCATGTCCGGTGATGAGATTGTCATGATGCCCGGCAGCCAGATGATGATCCACGACGCGTCGAACATCCTCGAGGGCAACGGCGAGGAACACCGACAGGACGGCAGTTTCCTTGACCGACAGTCCGACAACATCGCTGGAATCTACGGCCTGCGTACGGGGAGGACACCCGACAAGGAACGGTCGAGGATGCTCGATGAAACCTGGATGTTCGCGCAGGAAGCCGTGGATCTTGGCTTCGCCGACCGAGTCGAAACACCACCCGCCAGGGTCGCCCCCGAACCCTTCGACGGCGAAGATGTGACAGACGAACCGTCGATGACACGCTCGTTTGACCTCGAACATTTCGGGTACCGGTACGTGGGACGTGAGACCGCACCCGCACCCGACGGCCCCCGACGGCGCCGAGCGGTGACCCGTACCGCAGACCGGACGATAGACCGCACAGAAGCCTCAGAGCGTCGCAGGCGGGCGTTCTCACTCGGTGAGCCCGTTCCTATGCCCGACATGACCACACGCGCCCAGACGCGCGCTGGTGCCGTCGGAGTGGGTACTGGGCGTGAACTGCCGTTCCCCGCAGGGCTACGCGCAGTCCTCGAGACCCGCAATGGTCGTGACCTGTACCACGTCCATGGCTACGCCACCGTGTTCGACAAGAAGTACCCGATGTGGGATGAATTCGGCGAATACGAAGAGGTTGTCCGGGCGGGCGCCGCCGATCGCACCCTCGCATCCGAACCCGATGTCTCGTTCCTGGTCAACCACGGCGGGGTGACGATGGC